ATGTAGATAAGTTTGTAAAACACACACAAGAAGTTTTAGGTGTGCCAGCAAAAATTATGCGTAGTGACCAGGAAGTTGCACAGTTGCGTGAACAAAGAGCAGCACAACAACAAGCAATGATGGAAGCACAAGCAGAGTTACAACAAGCTGAAGCTGCTGGAAAAGCTGCACCAGCAATCAAAGCATTGAAGGGTTAATGGATATACCAAAAGAAATAAAACAGTTAATGGAATTTTATCAAATTACTTTTGAAAGTGATAATGGTAAAAAAGTATTAGAGGATTTGGAGAATAGATTTCATATTCATTCTTCAACTATAGATGACAACAATAATAATATTGCTTACCGAGAAGGTCAGCGAAGTGTCATTTTATTTATAAAAAAAATCTTAAAAGGAGCAACACATGGCAGAAGAAAACCAGGTAGCTGAACAACAAGTTCAGTCTGAGCCTGTCGAACAAACTACAGTAAATTGGAGAGATAGTCTTCCAGATGATTTAAAAGAAGATCCATCACTCAAAACAATCCAGGATATACCAGGATTGGCAAAGAGTTACATTCACTCACAAAAAATGGTTGGTAAAGATAAAATTGTTTTACCAAATGAACATGCAACCAAAGAAGATTGGGATGATGTTTTTAATAAATTAGGTAGACCAGCATCAGCAGAAGAATATAAAATTGAAGGTGAAGCAACAGAGTTAATAAATAATTTTAAACCAGTTGCACATACACTTGGATTAAATAATACCCAGGTACAAGAGCTTATAAATTTTTATAATACTGCACAAGAGCAAGCTACAAAAGATCAACTTATAGATGTTGAAACACAAAGAGCAGAAGCAGAAGCAACTTTACGAAAAGAGTTTGGTAGAGCTTTTCAAAATAAAGTTGGTTCAGCAATGCGATTAGCTCAAACAGTTTTTACAAAAGAACAATTAGATAATACAAAATTAGCTGATGGTTCAACTTTGGGCAACAATGTTGACCTAATAAAAGGTTTTGCAAAACTTGCAGATCAATTAGGTGAAGATAGAGCATTACCTAATCCGCAAGCAAACATCATGACACCAGATGCTGCAAGAGAAAAAATTGCAACATACATGGAACCTGGTTCACCATATTGGAACAAGTCACATCCTAATCATCAAAAAG